AGAATATCCTTCAAAAGAAACTTGATCACTGTTATAGCGAACCATACCAACTGCTGGAGTTCCTGGACGCTGAGCAGTAGTACCAGCTGGAAGAGTCCAGTGGCTAGTGCCTGTTGCAGCAAGAATATTTAAACCAGCAAGAGAGGTAGAAGCACTACCCAGAGAAATAACGGTAGTACCAATTGTAACGTCGGCAGTTGCCCAAGTAGGAGCATAACCCGCACCAGCAGACTTCAAGAACGTACCTGACGCACCAGCAGTAATGAAAGTAGATAAACTAGTATCTGCTTGAATAACTAACTGACCAGCAGAACCACCAGCAATGTTAGTTGCTGTAGTTGCCAGAGTAGAAGAACCCGCAGAGATAGAAGAAGCAGAAACGAATGTTGGAGAACCAGTACCACCAGATACTAAAATCTGACCAGAAGTGCCAGCTGAAGATAATGCTAGACCACTGGCAGTAGAGTACAATACCGCACCAGCAGTAGGAGTAAGAGCAGAACCAGTACCACCATATCCAAGACCAACGGCGTTACCCTGCCAAACTGAACCAGTACTAAATGTTTTATTTAATGCCGTTTGAGAAGAGATGTTATTAAGCATAGTGGATCCACCACCAGCTGTAGTACCATCATGCAGTCGAATTGTTTTAAGGTCAGTGTCAATGGATAACTCGCCCTGCGCTCCAGTGAACGCATTATTCTGCGTAGTTGTACCTCTTCTAAATTGTACTTGTGTTGACATAGTTTTCCTCTAATTCGATATATTTAGGCTTGGGCTTCAGACCAGAATAAGTTAACTGATACGTTTACTGGTGTAGTAGTAGAAAGGTTTTTAACAACGACCGCTAAAACGTCTGGTCCATCTGGGTAATTTGAATACCCACCAATAGCAGAGTTTGTTAATTCTTTCAACTGAGATAAGTCAATCTCAGCAAATCCATTTGGTTGGCCAAGTGTTGAGAAGTTCTGCTCACCTGGTGTTGCTGCTGTATTACTACTTGTTGATATTTGCGCGAAAGACGGTTGTGATCCAAGAGCAGCAGTGTTAACTGACTGCCACGTTAATGTAGAAGCGTCAATATTTCCTGGATTTAGAATACCATAAACCTGTACGGATTGATCAGCTTGTACTTGAAGTTTTTGTAGCAATAGCTGAGATCTATTAATAAGATCTCGATCACCGAAAGCTCCTGCAATAGAGTTAGACACAGATGGGGCTAATCTAAGAAAGAATTGGGTTTCAGAAGAATTGGCTGTAATTTGATTTGCGCTAACTGCGTAGTTAAAGTAGTAACCACGATCTGTGTCAAAGTTACCGTCCATAATATAAGAAGAACCCCAGTGATTAATAATTGGAGAGCATGTGCAACTAATTAAAGTCACAGAGTTATACCCATTACCAACAGCGTGGATTGCAGCAGCGCCACCAGAGAATGTCTTGGTAGAACCACCAACAAACATAGTAAACGAAGCACCACGAGTACATCCAGTTAACGTGTTTCCAGATTTACCTGTGTAGGTAATGTATTCATTATCCACTAAAACTACAGCGCCAGTAGAAGGGAAACGAGTAGCATCATTTAATACGATGGTAGTTTGTGAGTTAGTCATTGTTGCTGCAAGGCGATCGCGCGCAGACTCATTAATGGCTTGATAACGAACGGCAGTGTTTGCTGTTCTCATATACGCTTCATCGTTCACGTTATTTTGTTTCATACGATGAACAAGAATCATATTACCATCACCGCCACGGCACATGAAGTCAATAAAACCAGCACCATACCAAGAGAATGAAATCCCAAGCATCTGCATTTTGTTTAGGTTAATTGCATAACCAGAGATACCAGAGCCATCAATCTTATCTACGTTGAATTGTGATTGTGGAATACGTTGGTCCAAAATCTGTGCGATTTTAATACCAGATGAGTTATTGATACCACGATATTCAGGATTAATTGACATGGTGTTATCGTCAGTAATGGAACCTACACGATATGTCATACCACGAATAACAATAGAATCGCCAGCTTTCAACTGCTGAGTAAAGCGGCAAGAAGCGCCTGTGACTAACTGAGACCCTGCTGTTACAGAAACGAAACCAGATAACTGATAAGTTGCTGAACGCTTAACGACTGCTAATTCTTGACCATCAAATTCCCAGAATAATCCGTTTTGATCATCGAATGCGCCACATCGAGTTGAAGCGCCGATCCAGTTTTTAACAGTAACACGAGGTAGGTTTGTGATAACTGCAGTAGTTCCACCAAGAGTAGTTGTTGCGTTAACAGTAAATGTATTTTCACTCACAATTGAAGAAATACCATATGTACCATTATAACCAGAAGTAACAACACCTGCGATTTCAACAGTTGCGCCAGCCTGAAGACCATGGTCAATTTCAGTAGCAACTGTTATCACAGATCCAACTGTAGTAGCCGAAGCAGAAATTTGATCAAGGTTTAAAACTGGGTTAAACAAAACACCAGAAGTCCAGAGAATGCCTTTACCAGATTGGTAACGCATATACTTTTTAGTTTGACGAGAAACAGAGGCTCCGTGAGATGGAAGGAATGTACCAATGTTAACACCACCATCAAATGGTCTATGTTGAACGAAAGCGTCAGAACGAGTAAATGTCTTGGCAACAATACCAGCATTTGCCACGGCACCACCAACTCGAGCAGTAAACGTAAAGGTAGTTGCAGTTGCTACTGTTTCAACGAAGAAGTTACCACCCATTAAATCGTGGTTTGTTCCAGCGGAAGTAATGACGTTAACTAATGGGCAGCCCGCAACCAATCCATGCGGTGCTGCAGTAGTAACAGTAATCTTGGAAGGGGAGTTTGCATCAGAAACATAACTGCTAATCGGAAGTTCTGCGCCTGCATAAAAACCACCGCGACGAGCATACGTTGATGCATTATAAACTGAAGTGCCGTTTGTTCCAACAATACCTTTAGCGAAGAATGTAAAGGTAGTTGTGGTTGGAACTGTTGCTACAACGAAAGCGCCTTCTGAACGAGCAGAGTTAGAAACGCCAGCAGTACCGAAGATAATAACTGGTTGAGCAACGGCAAGCCCGTGTGCTTGAGAACAAGTAACTGTCATGATAGAAGGGTTACCACCATCTGACGTAATATTAGTCATGAACAAGTCAAGACCTGGTTTTTCATAGATACCTGGAATACCACGGATATCTGAATAATTCTGCCACTTTGTAGGCTGAAGACCATACTCAAAGTCAGCGTCAATTAATGCTTGTGGTTGAGCAACACGTTGGCGTTCAATAGCGTCAACTCCGAATGCATATGGACGAACGATATTACCAATTTGTTTTGGTGCGTCAGTATAAATGGCAATCTTATCCGTATTCAACATTGAAGCCGTATCAGCAGCGAATGTTACCAGACTGGCTCCAACCTGTTCTGAATACTGTGCTGTGCCACCCATGAAAGTAGTATCAGTAGCATCGTATGTAATAGTTCCATTTTTAGTTGGATCACCAATAGCATAGATGTTTGTTTGCTGGGTTTTGTTTGCAATAATTAGAAGCTGAGTTAAGTCAACTTTACCTGGAAACTTTAATGTTCCATAACCTGCAGCGTTTGGTAAGAAGATGTATTTTTCAATTAACTGACGTGCCATTGTATATCCTTAGAATCCGAAAATAATAGAGTAACCGAGATAGTCTGACTTGACTGACTGGTCGATATTGTTTAGTGATATAATACCTGTAAAACTTAGAACACCTAAGTCATAAATGTTATATGCAATCTCACTGATGGCACCTAAATTTTCAGAGAGGGTTACGTTACTATCATATACGTAACCTAGATCAGATTGAGATGTGGCAAAAACTGCAGAGGCAACAACTGCGTTTGACGCAGCGTTAATCCACGCAGAACCTGTATACGTTAATACTTGCTGAGCAGCAGGTGCGCTGATAACAACATCAGATAAAGAAGATAACGCAGGGGAAGGTGCGGAAGTCCAAGTAAGACCAGTTGGACCACGAGCAAGGAATTGCCCAGAAGAACCAGTAACACCATTAATAGAAAGTAGCGTAGTGGCAGTTATTGCAACTGTGCCATTAAGACTTGGTGATGTTAAGGTTTTATTTGTGAGAGTATCGGTTGCAGAAGACGAACCGATAAAGTTAATTGCGTTGGAAGAATTTTTAAAATACAGTTTACCATCAGCATAGTTTAATGCCAATTCACCGTAATTTAAATCAGTAGTTAGCGGAACTTTTGCGCCAACTGATGACTTCTTGAGTATAATACTATTACTCATTCATCTTCCTAAAAAGGTTAAGCTGGGGTAAAAACCCCAGCGACTAAGTGTATTTAGTCAATATTAATAAGTGCCACCATCAATATTGAAACCATCCAATGTTGAAGTTGCAGCACCAGCGCCAGTAATGTTCAACCCAATGAACATAGACTTAGCCACAGATAACCCACCGTCAAGTTCAACTGCCGCTACATTGAGCGCAGTAGCATCAGCAGTATTGGTAAAGGCAACCAATCCAGAAGCAGACAGAGTTGTCGCAGCAACAGAACCAGCAAAGCTAGAAGCAGTGATAGTCTTATTACTTAATGCTTCAGCGCCAGCCAACGTAGCTAGTGTACCAGTAGTTGGTAGAGTTACGTTAGTTGCAGCGGTAGAAGTAAGTGTAGTGCTAAATGCACCAGCAGTTGCTAGAGTACCACCAGAAACAACAGTCAACGTACCAGTTGTGCTGGTAATTGTTAATCCGTTAACAGTCTTATTAGTTAGTGCTTCAGTGCCAGCTAAAGTGGCAAGAGTACCAGTAACAGGTAGTGTTAATGTGGTATTAGCAGTGGTAGTTAGTGTAGTTGTATGTGCGCCAGAAGTAGTAAGATTACCACCAAGAGTGATAGTCTTGCCAGAGTTGTTTACACCAGTACCGCCATATTGTCCAGCAACAATACCAGCATTCCAAGTACCAGAAGTAATAGTACCAAGAGTAGTGATAGAAGTTTGACCAACATAAGTGGCAGCAATATCAATTGCATCAGCGGAGATCGAGATACGGTTTGTTGTACCAACAGCGTTTAGCGTATTACCAGTTTTGGTTAAACCATCACCAGCAATTACTTGGCCAGCGCCAGAGAACTGCACCCAGTTAATGTTAGTAGTACCAATCGTGATAGTACCAGTTGTGGTACATACGAAACCATTGCTACCGTTAATAGTACCTTCTTCAACGAAAGTGAATGCACCTGGAGTAACTTCAGGATCTTGGTCAGCATCAACCGTACGAGTTAATACCCAGTTTGTAGAAGCAGAACCAACTGTAGTAACAGAGTAAATGCCATTTTGTAGGGCAGATGCTTGATCTTTAACAAGAACACGCTGTCCTGCAGAAACAACAATACTATCAATAGTGATAGCAGCTTGTGTACCAGAGTTAGTTAATGTAGCGCCAACACCAGAAGTGCCATTAGAATATGTGGTAGTTAGAGCAGCAGTAGTCGCCACACGAACTGAATCTTTAGGATCTAAACCAGATTTAACAGCATCAACGTAGTTCTTAGTTGCAGCATCAGTAGACTGAGTAGGTTCAGCAACAGAAGTGATACGCTTATTAGCAACATCAACAGTACCAGTTCCAGTTGGCACTAAGTTAACACTATTATTACCAGCTGCGCCAGCAATAGTTAAACTTCCAGAAGTAGCAGTAATGCTAGTGGCAAGAGCAGCACCAAGAGTTGGGGATACTAAAGTTGGACTAGAGGCGAATACTAAAGAACCAGTTCCAGTCTCATCAGAGATAACACCAGCAAGTTCTGCAGAAGTAGTTGCAGCAAAAATATTTAATTTGTTTGCTACGTAAGCAACAGTACCACCAGCACCAAACGCTACTGAAGAAGTATCAGTACCAGTGAATGTTAAAGTATTGCTTGCAGTAAGAGTTTTACCATCAGCAATAGTTAATGTAGAACCAGTTGCTGGAGCAGTAAATGCTACCTTATTGATTGTAGTGGCAGAAGCAACGCCAAGAGTTGGAGTTACTAGAGTTGGGTTAGTATTAAATACTAAAACACCAGTGCCAGTTTCATCAGTAACTGCAGCAAGAAGCTGAGCAGAAGTAGCAGTTAATGTGTTGTTCGCTAAGTTAATACTCTTATTAGTTAGAGTATCAGTAGTAGCTTTACCAACTAATGTATCAGTCGCAGCTGGTAGAGTTAGAGTATTTGACCCAGCGATGGCTGCTGCTGCAACAGTAATTGTACCAGAAGTAGAACCATTAAATGTAGCACCCGCAGTTCCAATAGTTGGAGTAGTCAGCGTTGCGCTAGTTAATGTCTTATTAGTAAGAGTTTGTGTGCCAGTTAGAGTAGTAACAGTAGCATCAATGTCAAAAGTAACGCTTGTTGCAGCGCCGACTTTAGCGACAACAGAAGTAATTCCAGTACCACCAACAAACGTCATAGTGTCTGTTAGTAAAGCAAACGCTGAAGTACCAGTATCACCAGCTACGTTTAACGTAGTGGCAAGAGCAGCAGTGCCAGCAGCAGTTAGTTGACCCTGAGCATTAACAGTGAATGTAGGAATCTGAGTAGCTGAACCATAACTACCTGCAGTAACAGCAGTATTAGTAATAGAAAGCGTAGTCGTATTACCAGCATCATTAACTGTTGAAGTAATACCAGTACCGT